CGTTTCCCTGATATTCTCTTATCTCAACCTGCCCTTGCAGCCAAATCCCGAAATTTCTTCGGTCTTCGAGCTGGTGTAGAATTGTTGGTTTTGATAAATAAACAACAATTTCAGGCTGGCAATTTATTGATTTCATATCTTCCTAACGCTAGATATAATCCTGCTAAGGCTGCTATGGCTCAAACTTCGTTGCAGACGCTCACGGGCATGCCTCGGACAAATCTTGATTTAATGGATGCTACTAGGGCTACTCTTCAGGTGCCTTATGCCTCTCCATTTGTTTATTACAATTTACTTACTGGTGATGGGACAATTGGTGATTTTTATATCACTGTTTATTCACCACTTTCTGATGTTGCAGATGCTGGTACTGTTTCAGTACAAGTGTTTGCTCGGTTTGTTGATGTTGATCTTGAATTTCCAACTGGTTCAGTCCCCACTTCTTTTACTAAAACTGCGGGTATTGATAACCTAATTGAACAGTTCAAGATTAAACCTTCTTTCACTTCATTGTCTTCTATAATGAGTGAAGGAAAAACCATTCTTGACAAGGTCAAGAATGGAGATTTTCGTTTTCAAATGAACTCTGAAAATCACTCTACAATGAATATGAAGCTTCGTGCTTTGCCCAATATGGCTGTATCTTCTGATACTAACAATGCACACATTATGTCACTCTCTTCTAGTAATGTGTTGCCTTCTACCAATATGGGTGAAACTAATTCTTCTGAAATGAATATCAATACTGTTTTACAAATTCCATGTTTTCATGATTCTTTCCAGGTTTCTAATCAGGCTTCTGGTGTCAATGTATGGTCGAAATTGGTTCAACCCCAAGTACCCATAACACCAAATACTGATGGATCCCTTAATGTTGATTATATTCATTTCCATACTGAACCTTTTTCTAAATGGAGAGGTTCATTGATTTATCATTTTCGAGTTGTGAAAACGACTTTTCATTCTCTTCGTATTCGTGTTTGGTTTTCTCCTGCTTCACTTATAACTGATACAATAGATCGTAATGCGGTTTATTCTAAGGTTATAGATTTGAAGGATACTAATCACTTTACTTTTGAGGTTCCATTTGTTTGGCCTCATCCTTTTTTGAACGTTCACGTTAATCCTATGTCTCTTGGAACTATTGGTGTAGACATTGTTAATGCTATGGTTTTTCCTGCTACTGTTGATTCAACAATTAATTTTATTGTTGAACGTTCTGCTGGAACTGATTTTTGTGTTAACTTACCTACTGTCGTTTCGTCTTATCCTTTTGATCCGACAGTTATTAGTTCTCGGGCGCCTGTTGTTAGTTCTCATCATATAAGAGCTAGAAAGGGAGTGCAATTACCCATTGCAGATTCCGCAAACGTTTCTTATGACGTTGCTGGAAATAGTAATCAACTTCCTTCTGAAATTGTGTTACCTGTTTTGAATTCTGATAAATTTGTGGCTTATACTCATTTGCCACAAACAGTTCGTGATTATGCCAATCAAAACTCCTCTTCTCTTTCGCTTGAGAAGATTGAACTTTTGGATGATCTTGCTCGAGTTGAAACCATCAATACTAGATTTTTTGAAATGGATTTGGAAGCTCTTAAAAGTAGACTTAAACATTATTATTCTCAACTTCCACACACTGAATTGCGTAAGAAACGTGATGTTGGTTACTCTTCGCAATGGGTGCGTGATCTCACTCGTGAGGGCATTGAACCCAATCCCGGCCCTGCTTTCTCTTCTGGAGTTGCTTGGACAAATCCTGGCAACAATACTGTCACTTCTTCGTTTTCCGGTCCTCAGAAAGTTAGTATTGTTGTCATTCCTGATCCATTATCTAGTGGAGCTATGCCAACCACTTTTACTGGTGATTTTACTGGAAATGCTCTTATGATTGTTCCAGTCTCTCAGTCTTTTGATTTTCAATATTCCGGCACTGGGATACCTTCTATTACCATAACTACTGCTTCTGGTCCTGCTATTACTGTTCGTGCTACTGCTGTGTTTTCAGATTTGAGTGATGTTGGTTTGACAAATCCTGCTCTTGATGTAAATGCAACGATTGTTTCTCCTCTTCCCCTTCCGGTATCTGGTGGTGGTGGTGGCGGTGGCAGCATTGTTGCTACTACCTCTATTACTCCTTTTGTTGGTCTAGATGATTCTGGAATGTCCAATTGGCGTTTTCAAATGAATTTTGAACAAGATTCTCTTCGTACTGGTTTTGATGATACTACGTTTCATCGTCCAGTTCCTTCTGCTAAGGCAGATTCTTTGGTTCTTGGTCAAAAGGTTGTTGATGTTCGTGATATGGTTAAACGTTCATCTTTATTTGGAGTTCTTACTCCACCTACTGTTTCTGGTAACATTATTACCATATTACCACATATGATAGGAGATGTTCGTAAGGATGATGATGGTTTAGTTCATCAAAACGCTTGTGATCTTATATCATACTATGCTTCTTCTTATGCTTTTGCTCGTGGAGGCATAAACCTTCGTGTTGTTACAGCTCCAGATTTTTATTGGAATACTGTATTGGATCCTGATTCAGTATTCTTTCCTGCTGCAACAACTGTTGGTGCTGTTGCTCAAAATGCAGTTGCACCAACTGCTGGACAAATTTTCCAGCTTAACAATCCTTTACAACAAGTTGTAAAGCCTTCTTTGGAAGGTTTCGGTGAAGTTTCCGTTCCTTTCTATTCTGATACATTTATGTATTCGATTAATCCCTCCCAAGGTTCTGAGCCTAGTGTGGATAATCAACAACTTCAACTCCCATATACCCAGTTGGCATTAGTTCCAAATGGTGCATATGCTCAATTTCAAGTTTTTCGTGCTGCTTGTTCAGATTTTGAATTTTCATATCTGACTGGTCCTCCAAAGCTTTATCCAGTGACTCCCTACTGAGCTGCATTTACCTGTGTAGTTAGGTAGTAACAATTGTTATTATATTTATCTAAGAATATAATGAAGAAAACAATTGTTTTGGAGCCATAGATATTAATGATAGTATTCTTAGGTAACCTTATTTCACGGTTTTACTGCCTTGTTCTTTTCTGTAGACAGGGG